CGGCATTCTACCGTGCAGCTTAGTAAGCCTGCGATAGTTGAGTGACGAGTGTCACTGCATCACGCCTAGTAACATCAAAGGCGTTACCACTGTTACTTGTCATCCTTTTCTTATCCAACCAACCCTTTTGAGGGGGCCTTTCAACGAGGCTAACCATCAGCTTACGGAAAAAGAATTCCCTACCAGAAAACTGCCTAGCACGAACCCGTAGTCGCCAGAATACCCGGCGTCGAAGTGTCAATGTTTTGGACAGTACTTTGTAAGGAACTTCCATATCCGATAGCGAACCCAGTTGAACTAGTGCCATTTTCCTAAGGCACTGATCATCGAATAAGTACGAATCGAACACATCTCCAACTGGACCTTTGAATTGCTCAAATTCCGCTGGAATCCATCGCCTGGCTAACTTCAGCAGGTTTTGAAAGGTGAAACCGAAGAACCACGGTAGCGCGGAAGTTTGCGCATAAAATATATTGTGGATATAAAACACTTCGGTTATATGTTTGATACGATCTTTCAGAAAGACTGGACGAACAAGCATCCCACGTACATAATCCTTTCCACATGATTCGCGGAATGGCCCATCGCTGAACGATTTATCATAATTCAGCTTAAAGCCAGAAAGTTCCAACAAACTAGTGAGATAAGGGACCGCCGTCGTCGGCACGATAAGATCATCGCCGTAAACAGCTGATACGTGTACTGAGGATGTCCGCCGAATCGCCGCTCTAACAAGAGCGCCAAAAATAAGCGATTCAAGAACAAAGGTATAACCATTACCCATTGAGGATATTTTCTCAAAGGCAATCAGATCGTCATCAATGGTCCCGAAGGCACACCGGAGATCTAACAAGTAGTCATACCACATTGGAGGTAACAAAAGCTCACAAATCTTAAGCGAGACGGTATCCGACGCGGCCGATAAATCGAGCGTAGCCAGAGTTCCATCTATGGAGCCTAGACGTGCTAACTCTTGATTGTGTTCTTGGTCGTCGAGATCATAACCCCAACGAGCCTTCAAGCGCGGACGAATAAATCCATCTACGCCTAATTGCATGAACACATTTAACAATGGTTCTATTGCGATGGTACGATCCGTGAGGACCGTCTTTGGTACAGTGGTAATTTTGCTCGCTTCAGTAATTACGAAGACCCAATCCCAAAAGGCATTAAGATCTATGGGACACCACATAGGCGTTCTCGTCTCACGACGATAACGATCCTGTAGTGCACCGATCCATCGCGGATCCGCACTGATTAAAGCTTTGGCGTGTGGAAGAGCTGCTATCGTAACCGAGTAAGGTAGAAGTGACCATTTGTAATAACTGGTCGTCTTTCCACCCTTATAAAGTTTCGATAACGACACTCCGGGTCCATGTTGAGCCAAAATGCCAATTGACTCGGTGTCTGGCTCAGATCCTATCACCCATTCGATATCTTGACGAACCTCGTCTAGGATACCGAAGTAATCCGGGTGATCCTCGTTCAACCTCAAAAGCGCTTTGTGGTTTTCTCGATTGAAGAGCTTACATCTATGCTCCGCCTTTGAGAATTTATCCAACGCTGCGCCTCTGCGATCTATTGAAGCATCCTCGAAAGGAAACTTCTTGAGGAAAGAACCTGCTTGGTAGAGAGCATAAAAGACAGACGCATCCATCTCTTCACTCTCCTGTGCAGCAATAATACATCGTGGCTGCAACTGTTCCTGGAGGTGGAGTAATCCCTTGACATCCCTTTGTCTTACACAGCGTACCAAATCTTTGGATATTTGCATATCCATAAGACGCGGCATATAGCTGTCCAAACTAGGGGTATCATCCTCTTTCATACCAAGATCCATAAGGAGGGCATCAAACAGCCGCCATTCAGCGGCTCTAATCTTCACTCCACTTATTACCTTCTCGCCAACCCGTGTATATTTCATAACGGTGTCTCCACAGAATTTTATATAGATTGCCTACTAAAACGGCGACTGTAGCATCTCGGAATCTAGATTTCAAGACCCGAATGATGACGCGTAACAATCGCATGGTCCAGCAACGCAATAATGCGCTGGCGAAGTACGAGAAGTTGTGCATCTGTGGCACCAACCGGGATCGAAAGGTTCACAGCGCCGATGAGAGGTTTAACCATGCTGGTCGAAGGATCAGCACCGTCTACCTCAATATCTTGCGTAAACTTTGAATCGACCTTTGCGGTACCAAGGTCATTACCTGAACGTTTTGGTTGTGTACGATAAAAGCCCAACGTGTCTCGACGAGACATGGTGTGTGCCGGACCCTTATACAGCGAACGATTCAGATATTCCTCTTGTCGAGTGAAGACGGTATCCTGAAAACCGGAACCGCTATTATCTTCATCAACTGACAATGTAATTGTATTGTCTAACATGGTATCTCCTTAATTCTTGGACAAAAGGTTTCGACCAATTGTCACTAGGTCTAAGAGTTTTGAGGTATCCAACCTTAACTTAAAAGGCGGGAGGCTTGGCCTTGCGGGAGACGGAATTCTCCGTTCGTACAAGGCGATTGACGAGGAAGTACCTGGTGTTTGACTGGTAACAGACGAAACAATCTGTCCATCATCAGTGACAACCGCGATATTATTCCACGTTACAACTTCTTCACGTAGGTGAGATTCATACACCCACGAGGATTTGGGAGAGATTCCTGCATTGTCTGTCCAAGCCGAAAGCCACATACCGAAGTTAAAGAACCAATCCAGTATAAAACTGAACGGTATCAACTCGTACGCAGATTCCAGAGGTTGATCAATGCCCCAAACGGCAGACAAGGAAACAAAACCCGGGTCAAGGTCATAAAGCACCCCAGCCCTATAGTTGTGTTCCTGCTTTACCGTTCTCGTCTCATCCCACGAGTAAATCCCGGATACTATCCGGGTCGTGGTTGGTGTTCCAGGTGACTTGATACCATTAAAACCCCGCGCAGTATTGCGTTTCTTCAAGCTTTTTGCAAGAGCTTCCGCTATTGCTTCAGCCTCAAAGATAAGGGGTCTTATGGCGTACCGCCATTCAAGCCACAAGTCGGACGAACCATCGACCGTTCGACGATTAATCCGAGTTAACGCCTTTGCTTTCTTGAGGAGATTCTTTGACTTAAGCAGTCTTACCAATTCAAGGAATCGGCGAAAAACGCTAGTTGCCCATCTCAAAGTTTCGGGTAACTCCCCAAGTGAAGCGAGTGCTTGCACCTCCGACTCCTCAACACGCGACCAGGCCTTCATTACGGCGTAGTCACGGTCTGCATTGTATTGTACGAGATATTCATCGAACGGTATACCATGCGAGAGAATAGGTTGTGCAACGAGTTCCGGCGTCGGTAACTCGCCCGTCTGAAGCATAGGGCGCATGTCAGTTTTGACATAACCCGTACGCGACAGCGTGGCGACAGAACGAGTCCGTTTCACATGTTGACGATACATCGGTGTATTGATGATAACGCCAGCAGCACGCTGCTTGTGAAACTGCTTAGTAACCACATCAGACATGTCACGTAACTCAACGTTTTTTCCGTTGTAAGTATACGTGTCGTCTCCCATTAAAACGGTGGGGTTGTACTTCCACCACTTCCAATAGAAGTTGCCGGACGTGTTCACGTCTGTCGATTTTCTGTACCTCATCAGAACCCTCCCTGAGAGAGGGAGAATTCTAATGAGCAGTAAAGGCACCTCCCAAATGCCTCGACCGACTGACCATGGCTTTCGCCGCCGTCAGCGTAAGAAAGGGAAATCCCACCGGATGATTGGTCCGTTGTAACAGGGCAATCAACCCCGTTCCACCATATTGCGGGTCTTTTTGACCGTG